TCATTTAACTTTATGGATAGTCGTCGGCAAATCATCGGGGGAATCCGCGTTGATATACACCGGTTCAATCCACTTGAGGATGCGCTCACGGTCCGCACTATCTCGCTTCCCCACCCAGAAATGCGACCAGTGGCCACGCCTTAAGTGAGGACGAGGGCGTGCATGTTGTTTATGATCGCCACCTTTGCGCTGCGTTTTTGCAGCATACGAGCGATTGCGCTTGATTGTAGCGCCCACACGTACCCCAACATCCCAGTGCCGGACTGGGCGCTTGTCGGTTGTTTTGCTTGTCTTTTTTGCTGTTGTTGTTGATGGCCTGCGTTCTTGCACGTCTGCGTTAGCAGCACACAAGTACAGTAGCAACTGCACTATCATTTTAGATGCTCTCGTCGTGGCGCTATTTGGTGAGCGGACAAACTCAGCGCCATAACGTCGGGCTTCTTCAATACTTAGTTTTTCGTTTTCTTCAAACGTTCTAGCATCCAAATGGATGTCCAGCTGGCCAAATGCTAAAGTATCTACAGACACGAACAGGCACTTGATTACGTCTTTCTCTTTTAAAGCAAAGAAACCATCCATAGGTGTATCTTGTGGGCCTGTCAGTTTAACAGACATGCAGATATATGCGCACCTAAACGGCAGACGCTTGAGTGTGTCGCTTGCGACCGACAAATCAGTTTGATCACTCAACGTCTCAAACAGTGTCTTGTCAAAATCGTATATGGCTTTGGCGTCTTTTAGCCATGCGCCTTCAAAAACGCTAATGAGCGCATATCCCAGTGCATCAAAACCCTCAGCATTGGTACACTCTTTTACGATATCCAGTGATCGTTGGACGTCTTGCACCGGTTCCAGCTCAGGCACAACGCCTAACAGTTTATCATACCGCTTTTGCAGCTCAATCGGTATGAGCTTTCTTTTTCGTTTCATTTATTTATCACCTCTAAACACAAATAGCCCCGCTCTTGAATGAACGGGACTTCGTTTTTATGCTATTCTTCGGGTTCCCCGAAGATTTTGATGTATTCGTCCGCATCAAGACGCTCTTCCGCCCAATTCCTTGCCTGTTCTTCGGTGAACGGGATGATTTTCTCTCCGCCACCAGTCATGTCGCCAACCGGCTGGCTGTATTCGGTCATTGCGCCACCTTGACCGTACAGGAAAAATTCGCCGTTTTTCTTGCGATACAACGTTTCCGACAAGTTGCGGAAATCGGTCGTTGACAGACCGTTCCAAAAGTCTCCAAGTTCCGTTGCGGTTTCAGTGTTATACATTTTTCCATTGATAATTTTCTTCATGATTGATGCCTTCTTTCTTTTTATTCTTCGTAAGTGTAGTAGTCGTTGCCGTCTTCGTCAACTAATACAAACATATCATCTTCAGTAAAGCATTCATCAAAACTAATTCCGAGCTCTTCCGCTTCACGCTTGATCATTTCTACATATTCCCGTTCAGGCATGATAACACCCGTATTAACGTTCTTGTAGTATGCGTTGTTGTCTACTTCAATGTTTGTTCCTTCATAATATTTTTGTTCTTGTTCTTTTTTCATGATTACCTCTTGCCTTTCTTTTGGTACTTTGTTTTTTAGCGGGCATCTCACCCGTTCAAAGCATCAATTGTTCCCTTAACTTATGTCTTAATTCTAACATATATGTTAGATGATGTCAACTGATTTTGACGACTTTTTTTATTTTTCAAGATGGCTTTTAACGGCATCCTTTTGCCATCTTCTTGCCGTGCCGTCTGCAAATTTAATCGTAATTCCTTCAAGCGTTGCCTGTGTTGCAACACCCTTAACGCCATCTTTGCGGATAACCTTAGCGCCTACAAACTTTTCGTTTTCAGCCAATTTCTCGGCTTTTTTCTTTTCATCAAGGGCTTTAACCCTTTCTTCCAATGTAGGGCCAGCCCAGATGATTTCGCCTTCATCGTTGACCTTGATTTCTTGGCCAACTTCGTAATTTTTGAAGTTGTTATCCAAAAAGATCTTGTCTCCTTCAACTCTTGCCCAGCCAGTTTCCCCGGCTTTGGCATCACGTACTTTGATATATTCTTCGTTAAGTTTGATCATGTTAATTACCTCTTTCTTTTAATTCCTTTGTTTAACTTCCTTACATTCTTAGTATAACATATATGTTAGATATTGCAACTATTTTTGACAACTTTTTAAAAATATTTTTGCGCATAAAAAATAGCCCCGTATCGTCATCATACGGGGCTTAACGGAATGCTTGCTACAAAGCAAAAGTAAACGAATTTTTTCTATATATTTACTCTACCGAGCATACCTTAATTATACATCAATAGTTTAAATGCTGACCAACGAAAATCAAATTCGGGTTGCTGATGTGGTTAGCCTGTGTCAAATGGCCTACCGACACGCCCAGTCTGCCGGCGATACCGCTCAGCGTGTCACCGTGGCGCACCGTGTACGTACGTGACGTCTGTCCACTGATGATCAGTTTGTCGCCTGGATGCAACATACTGTAGATCGTCTTACCGTTGCGACTAGCTAACGTATACATAGACATACCGTATCGATTTGCGATTGACCACCAACTGTCACCACTCTGCACCGTGTAGGTGCCGCTTGCTTGCTTTGCGGTCTGCAAAATCTCAACGTCTTTGCGGTTAATCCAACTCATAATACCGCCTAACAGTACCTTGTCACCGCTAGTCTGCACAACCGGATACATGCGCCCTTTTACCCATGACGGGATAACTTGACCACTTGCCCACCTGTGGGCACTGTAGTTGACTTTAACGGTATAGCCGGTCGTGATGTCTTTTTTAGGAGTGTTGTCGGCTACAATACCCTGCTTGACGGCGGTCGGCTTGCTTACGGGTTTGCTTGCGTTTCCATTGTGATATCCACTGTCGGTAATGCCGGTCAAATCTACGTCCCCGTCTAAACCTCCTGCTACATAGGTAGACGTAAACTGGTAAATACCCGCGTTGTCAAAAGACGGAAAGTAGGCATAGTTAGGCTTCGTGGTTACGTTATAGTCAGGATATGCTGCTAACCAAAGCGGATACTTTTTAGCAAGGCTTGCTAAGTCAACGTGGTTGACCAGATAGCTCTTATAACCATATAACACAGGCGTATAACCGGCTTGCTTGATACGGTTTAACGCATAGTCAACTACTGTGGTGTTCTGTTGTCCACTTTCTACGTCAAGCGCTACGATTGACTGCTTAGGTGTCTGCACACGTGGTAAAAAGTAGTCAAGCACCTTGTCAGCTTGCTGCTGCGTGGTGACGTTTTGCCACCAAATATAAGTATGTGCACGTCTTCCCATAGCGATAGTTGCCGCTACCTGCGTTTTGTACGTGTCTTGATCATACGTGTTCCAACCGTCAACAGTACCGCCAATTTGGCAGATGGCAAACTTATCATGCGCATATCCCCATTTGCCGTTAATGCCCTGGTATCGTGCCCAATCCACACCTTGATCGCCCTTGGCAGCACTGACTGGTATAGTTGAAAGCGAAAGTGCTGTAATGCAGAAAACTGCACCTAAAGCACATTTTAGAACATTATTTTTGCGATTTTTCATCTTTTGCGCTCCCTTCGTTGTACTCATCCGACAGTTTATAGATATACTTCCTAAGCCACTCTGGAATTGGTATACCCATTTCTCCGAGGTTTTCGACGATGCTGATAGCATAAAAAAGGATATAAAAAATCAAAAGAGTGTCAGCCATGCCGCTAGCTCCGTAAATATCGCAAAACGGATATAACATACATACGACCAGCAAAAGCGTTGAGTGCTTGATAAGCCCGCCAATGCCCTTGCTAGATGTGGTTTTTTTATTGACCAGCGATTTTAAAAAGCCCGTCAAAATATCGATTAGAACCCCTAAAAAGAATGCGAAGAAAACGGGATTGTCAATCAGTTTTGCGAAATGTTCAAAATAAAGTTCATGTAATGTCATATAGTTCAGCTCCTTTTTCTATCCTACCCACCCACCCGTTAATGCAGAAAATTTTGCATTAACTGTTATTTTTCAGTGTTTTTGCCCTCATTTTCAGACTTTAATGCAGAAATTTCTGCATTAAGCCGTTCGTTTTCTGTTTCCAACTCTGCGATTTTGATTGTCTTGTTTGCAATTTCGATAGCCAGTCTTTGCATCTCATTCATGTTAGTTTTCCTCCGTTTGTTTTGCTGCGCCTACTTTGTTTACAAGTGACGGGTCAACCCCGTTTTCTTCGCATAGCGATTTCTGTTCTGCGATTGCCGCCGCCATAAACTCTTTCTGCGCCGTCTTGATTTGCTCGTCCGGTGTGGTGTAGACAGGCGTGCCGTCATCTTTGTATGCCGTTGGCGCGTCAAAGCCCATGGTCTGTACCACTGGCGTTGAGCCGTCACCCTTTAAGACCGTTGACATAGCAAAAGATTTGTCATCTGCGACATATTGCAATCGTACTGTTTTCTCAATATCCATTTATATCAATCCTTTCTGTTAACTTCCCCAACCGTTATAAACGCCACCGTCCCTTGGCAGTTTGTCCGTGTTGACACGATAGTTACGCGAGAATAAGAATACTCGCCCATTTTTCGGAAAGGCGATACCGCCCCAGTTGTCAGCGTCCTGTACGATACACGGGATTTTTTGATTACTGCCCCAATCGCTCCATGATACCCACGCCGTGCGTATGCCGTGAGTAGCACCAGTTACGCCAATGCGTACGCCGTCTTGGAAATTCGCTTTTGCGAAAAATTGCGTTTTTTTCTGAACAACGAGTTGGTCAGCGTATGCAGCCCCCGTGCCGGTGTAGCTGTACCACATAACAGGGTCTAGCGTTCCATCTCTGATGTCTCCACTTGCGCCGCTTGCTTCCGTTCTTATCCAAGTACCGATAGACCACTGGTCGCCCCCATACGGGTTGCCCCATTCTTGTTGCGGTGTCAGTGCCAGTTGGATGCCGCTCTGCCCAGTGCCGGATATCGTTACATTTTTATAATTCCAACCGTCACTGCCGATGAAGCCCTGCATTTCTGTCTGCCAGTCACTCGGCGCATTGCCAGTATGACCGTGTAACTTTGCCGGGCAGGTAAACCACATTCCAAAACTATCTTGTTTCGTCTGCCACCTCTTTCGAGGGTCAGCGTCTGCCTTGCCAACTAGGATATGGCCGCTACAGTTGATAACGTTGGTATCGATATAACCGCTTTGAATGGTCGTTGTACTGGACGTGCCGTTTGGGTCTTTACCGGTTGACGTGATTTTTACACCACTGAGCACGCCCGTTGAAATATTTGACGCATTGACGTTGATAAGGTTGACATTAGCTGCATTGAGCGTGCCGGTCGTGATTTTGTCGGCTGACAAGTTGCCGATAAAAGCGTCATTGATTACTGCATTACTCATCAACGTTTTACCGTTCAAAGCGATTTTATTTGCGTTGATGTATGCAGTGTCATTGGTCAATCCGATGCTTGACAGTATCTTGGAATTCTTAGCTATGCTTGCAGACAAGTTGTTGCTCGTCTGCGTAAGTGCCGATTGCTCTACTTTCGTTTTTAGCTTTGCATCGGTTTCCGACTTAGTGTAGACGGAAGACAGGCGGTCGCTCGTTGCCGTTATTTTGCCCGACAACGTGTTGAGCTGCGATTGAAAATCGCTGTCCGACATGCACCAGTCGGTAGCTTTATTGCCCGATTCTAGTTTGACGTTTTTTAAAGCAATCTGCCCTACAAAGCTGCTAGATATTGCAATTTGCAAAAAGTTGACTGTTTTACCATTAGGTATGTTGCTTGTGCACGACAGACGGGTTTCTCCTGGCGTTATAAGCTGTTCGCCGTTTGTCCCGTATATACTATAGTCGGTTGTATCTCGAAACATTAGTTGCACATAAGCTGGCGGAGAAGATTGTTTTGAAATACATTTGAAATCAACGCTGAAAGCATACTGATTTTTTGTTAGTTTGACAGGTATGGAATACACATTCCTTGAAGTCTTGGCGGTCTTATTGGTAAAAAGCCTCCAACCATCTTTGAATTCGTTAGTATCATATCCTGTTGTGGAACCAATATCTTTCTCCAAACTACTACCGTCCAACAGATTCGCCCCGCCGATTTGCAGACCGTTCAAATCGCCCTGTACCTTGGTTATGCTTGCGCTTAGTCCGTCCGTTGTCTGCTTGACATCTGCCGTCTTAGCATAACCGTTCAAGTCGCTTGCCGTCAGTTTGGTGGACAGTGCCTGGTCGGTTTGTGTGACGTAAGACTGATATGTCGTTTTATCAACCTTGTTTGATACGGTGCTTTTAACTCCAGTTACATCAGTAACGAGTTGCGTTATTTTGCCCGTATGGTCGGCTATGGTGGTCTTGACGCCGCTCACATCAGTCTGTAGTGTTGCGATATCGCCCTGTGCGTTCTTAACCGTGCTTTTAACCCCGTTGATATCCGTTTGCATGGTGGATATCTTACCTTTGTTGTCGGCAATCGTGGTTTTAACCCCGTCAATGCTTTTGGTGACGTCTACCGTCTTTGCATAGCCGCTCAAATCGCTTGCAACCAGTTTCTCTGACAAAGACTGGTTTGTCTGCTCAACGTATGTCTGATATACAGTGTTGTCTACTTTACCGGCTACCTTGGCAGATAGCTCACCCTGACTTTTTTTGACTTCGGTTATGGTGTCAGTCATGCTAGACAGGTCTTTTTGCGCCTGTGTGATGTCAGCTTGCACTTTTTGGTAGTCTACATCAACACTTGCTTTGTTGTCGGCTACTTCTTTAGCCAAAGCGGTGTAGTTGTCGTTTGCCTGTTTGGCTTGTTTGAGTGCTTCATCGGTCTGCTCCTTGGCTCCGTTTGCGGTGTTAGTAGCTTTGATTGCTTCATCGTATGCATTCTGCGCATCTGTTTTAGCTTGTTCCATGTCAACTTTAGCTTGGTCAAGCTCGTGTTGCACTGTGGTTAAGTCTGCGGTTGACGCTAACAGTTGCCACACGCCATCTTGGCGCTGATACATTTCAATTTCGCCGTTTTCCAGTTTTTTATACCAAAGGTCGCCGTTTTTCGGGTTTGCCGGCTCTGTTTTGCCGTAAAAATTGGTATTTTTGCCGTTTGCAGACGTGATTTGCGATGCCAGCTCTTCCGTTTTGGTTGACAGGTTGGATACGTTGCTTTCCAGTTTGCCCACTTGACTAGCGCTTGGCATCTTGTTGACAATTGTCTGCAATTTTGCCAGCTTGTCGGCTAGGCGGCTTGACAAAAGCTGATAGTTACAAAACTCAATCGTATTCTGCGACGGATCAGTATACGATTTTTCCAGTTTGGCCACCCGTGCCGACAGATATAATGCCGGATTGTAGTCATGGTCGATAATCGTCACCGTATCGCCGATTTTAAGTGTGCTGTCGATAATCTTGACATCTGCCGTATACGTATATTGCGGTTCACTGTACGTCTTGAGCCGTGTGATAGTACGGTTCAACAGTTCGCTGGCCGATTGCGTGTCGTATTCGTAAAAAGCTTCTATATAAGTTGTCTGCCCAGGATTAAAGCGTTTGTTGGCATCAACGGCACGCAAAAACTTGTCACCTTTAGTCGTAACGAGGCCATCTTTGTTGTACTCCAAATCGGCAAAATCGATGTTTTGTTGTTCTGCCGCTTCCTGTCCTTCAGGTGGTGTCACTGTCCCGCCTACACCGCAAAGCGCCGTGACAAACTCGGCTCTTGATTCTTTTTTAGTGATGTCATTAAGTTCGTGGTTATATACCATCTGGACGTCCGACCGGTCGCTGCCGACTTGCTTATACACGTTGATTTTAAACTCTGACGGGGCGTTCATCTTGACGTTAACATCAAAAGTACACTCTGCATCATCAAAGCCTTTCAAGATTGACAGCAGACGGCCTAACCCGGTATCTCGCCCCTCGTATTTTAAAGTTCGGTCAAGGCCGGCCAGCTGATTGACGCCGAGTTTCCATGGCGTGCCGCTTGTCACTATTTCAAAGTAGTGCTCAAAGCTATGCGGGCCGTCGGCTTTCCAGATGTCACACGCCTTGTTTAGCAGCTCAATGCCGGCGTCTTCTGCGTACACCGTTTTTGTATACTGCGTTTCTTCGTAATCCAAAATCGTAAAAAGCCACGTCTTGCCGTCATCATCTTGCAACACAATGTAGTTGCCGCTATCCATATACTGGCTGGCTTCATCTGATTTATCAATCTTAAATTCATATGATGACGAACCGGCATCAAGTGTCAACGTATGCTTATCGTCGTAAATACTACTAGTAGTAGCCAGTGTTTCTCTCGCTCGGTTTAATACGTAAATCTGCACGTTTTATCACTCCTTTCTATAGGTATTTTCGTCTGATATATGCGGTCACGTCCGGCCGGTTGGCAAAGTTTGAGTAGGAAAAAGTGATGTGGTTATTGCCCGGATTGACCATGATAGGCTGACTGCCGATATCTTGATACTTGAGCGCTGATCCGCCGTTGAGTTTTGTGGTCACTTTGCCGTTATCTCCGGTGATAACCAGTTTATCGCCCTCTTTTAAGATGTTAGGAATATTGGTATATGTTTCCACGTTGTCCTTTCGAATCCAAAAATCATACAAATCATTCCACATGACCTTAGAGCCATTATCTTGGAAAATTGCCTTCCAGTACGTCATTCCGCCCGCTAATTTTGCACCCGATACCGCATCAGTGTAGCTGATTACCTGCTTGTTACGGTTGTTTCCTTCAATTGATTCAAGCGTAATGGTATACGTATTTCCGATTCTTTGGATGTTGATTTGGCCGAAGAAATTGTCCCATTTGGTGTTGTTCTCATCGGTTAAAATCCAATGATCACCCACGCGGATTTTGAGGGATGCATGGCAGTTAAACCATTTCCACAACTGGATTGATACTAACAAATTGTGGTTGACGTCCCATAAATTAAACTGTTGCAAGCCGTGCATACCCATGTTCCCAAACAAAAATTGCGTGTAAAAATGAGCCGTGAAGTTTTTGATGTTACTGTCAGTCGGGAACGCAATGCTTGCGCTTGGCCCATGCCACCCTTTTGTTGTTCCGGTACTATCTTGACCCGTGCCCCAAGCGGTTACACCGCCCTGCGCATTACGCAAGCGCCAGCGGCGTTCTCTGATTTTGGCCGGGTCTTCAAATGCCCCTTGTTGCAACGGGTTTGCGTTCCAGTCGTTAAGCACGCCCGCGTTGATAGTCCACTGTTTAAGCCCGTGGTCAGGATTATCGTCACGCTGTGCAATCCACTGCGATTTAACGGTTGTTTTGCCGTCTACTTCATCGGGGTTGCCTAGCAAATAGGATGTTTTACCGTTGGCAATGCCGATATACCCGTTTTCTCCGTGGTTAGTCAACTCAAAACGCACGGGTACCGGTTGCGTGCCTTCGTTAACCACATTGAGTGCATTAGTTACGGGCGTTGCGATGAGCATGGTCAGCTGGATATAGTCAAGGTAGATGTCTGTTTCACCCGTGTTTGATTTGCCGTAAATATCCACGTACAAATTGCCGTTGCTGTCTACATAGCCAAACAGGTCATCAGATGTCTGATAGCCCAGCTCAAGCATTGCTGATTTTATTTGCGTATGGCTTACTGCGTCCGCCCAACCAGTAGCAGGTTTGTAGGCTTGTGCATAAAAGCCGTTATTGCCATAGCCCCAAATCTTGACGTTTGCCGAGCTGACGTTGTTTTTAACCCAATTCAAACGCTCAACATCGCCGGCAATCCCGTATTTAGCAAAAAAGCCGGGCTGAGCTTGTTCAATTGCGCCTACAATGTTCAGCTTGGCTACAAAATGCGGCACTTGATAGCGCCACAAATTCTGCGGTCTTACGATTGTTGACCAATCGCAATAGTTGCCATTACCGGCGGCGTCATTGGTGTATCTCAGGTACACCCTCAACCGTTTGTTGGCCATGGCATTCGTCCAGGGCAAACTACCTTCAAAGCCGCACATGCCACTTCCGGCCACATTCGGATGCGTCTTTTGGATATCCGGACGAGCGGTAAGCGTAACTCTGAGCCGACTATACTCGTGGTTTCTGCTATCTTCGTCAGTCACTATGATGTAGGCGTGTTTGCGCCATGTTGACGAGTTATCCACATGCCAGCCCTTGATTTTGAGCTTATCGCCCTCGATCTTGATACTGTCTAATCCGCCGTTCTCGGTAGCATACAGTTGGAAATTGCCCAAAGTGTTGTCATATTCGCTTTTGGCGGTGCTTGACGCACAACGCCCGTTTAAGCTGCCAAGATAGCCATACTCAAGCTGAGTCAGTTCTTGCGTGTAGTAGCTCGGCGGTTCGATTGCCCCGTCGCCCAGTACGTGTCCTTTATAAATCGTATGCGGCACGGGTGATGTTTTGCCTGCCACCTTGTCGGCCATGTCCACGCTGATTTGTTGTGTTGTCGTTTGCTCATCAAACGTAAAAACATCCTCTTTGTTTGCGTAAGCATACGGGTCAAAACAAGTAAATTCAAAACTTGAGATTACGGACAGGCGACCACCCTCGGGCGTATCCACGTCAGAAAGTGTACCGACAAAATATTTATCCGGATCATCAGCAAAACTGATTTTTTTATTCTCTCCGCTTAAAATTTGATTGAGCTTATAGTACACTTCGCGGAAGCGTTGTGGTGTTTCTGCGTCAATCTGATACTTGACCGTGATTTTACGTGGCTCTCTGCGCTTTCTCTGCAATGTCGAGCCGTCTTGATTGCCGACCGTAACCGTGGTTAGACTGTATCCGACCAGTTCGCGCCCCGTTACTTGCAATGTGGTAAATTCCGGAATTGCCTGGTCAAGCGTTACACCATCCACCGTCACCGCCTCAGGTGATAGCCATGTATCGCCTGTCATATCGTGGTTATTTAAATCGATAAAATCGTACATATGCTACCTCCTATCTATTGCCATACAAACGTTGACTGCGTGCTTGTCTGCGGTTTAACTCGTCCTCCAGCGGTTGAGCCGTAACCTTGGCAATTGTCTTGCCATCAAGGTTAACCGGTACTTCCACGGTTATCGTACTATGCATGTTGACATCTGCGTTATATGCTTGAGCAAACGCCGTGTTAAAGCCGTCTGTTGCCAATGCTGACCAGTCGCTAGCCGGCTTGACTACCGCACAATCTGCCAGTGTTTGAGCTGCCTTGGCTACCAAGCCTTTGTTATCTGTCAAGCCATTAGCAAAACCGGCAACGACATAGTAGCCGACCTGATCACGCATGACGCGTGACGGTGAATGAATGCCCAAAGCTGATTTGGCCGCTTTGAGTGCTGATTTTGCCATATGAGCGGCGGCATCAACCGCACTGCCGATGGCACCTTTAATGCCTTTGACAAAGCCCATGACGAAATTCCGACCGGCGCTAAACAGTGAGCCGGCGTGGCTTTTCACGGCGTTTATAGCTCTGCTCATGCCACCGCTGATGGCACTTATGACACCGCCAAACGCACCACGGACAACACCGCTAAACGAATGCCAAATACCACTGAACGCTGATTTGACGTTATTCCATGCGGCTCTCCAGTTGCCTTTAATGGCGTTGGTAACCGCTCTGATGATGTTTGCGACCGCATTTATACATGACGATACAATCGATATGATAGCGTGCCAAACACCGGACGCAATCGCTTTAATACCATTCCAAACGCCGTTCCAAATTGCTTTAATTCCGTTGAGCACCCCACTGATAACGGCTTTGACCGCATTGATGGCCGTGCTGATGACGGTTTGGATTGCGTTCCAGATATTGGATGCAATGTTTTTAATTCCGTTCCAAAGGCCCGACCACCAACCAGTGATGCCAGACCATGCGGACTTTACACCGCTTACAACAGGTGTTACTACCGTACCGACAAAACCGCTCCAAATTCCCGATGCAAAGCTGACAATCCCTTGCCAAAGACCGCTGAAGAAGCCGGTTATACCCGACCATACCGACTTGAAAAATTCGACAACAGGTGTTACAACAGTTGTCACAAAACCGTTCCACACTGTGGACGCAAAGCCGGTGATAGTCTGCCATAGGTTGCTGAAGAAGTCAGAGATACCTTGCCAAGCCGACTTAAAGCCTTCGACAACCGGCGTTACAACGTTAGTCACGAATCCGCTCCAAACGGCTTGAGCCGCGCTTGTGATTGTGTCCCACAAAGTTTGGAAGAATTCCTGGAGCGCATTCCACAAATTCTTGAAAGCGTCGATTACCGGTTGAATCGAGGTCAAAAACGATTGCCAATATGGCGATACCGCGTCAACAATCGATTGCCACAAATCGCTAAACCATTGCTTTACTCCGTTCCACGCGTCTTCTATGCCCTGGACGGCTGAGCTGGCCGCGTCCTTAATTCCGTTCCAAATACCGCCAAACCAGTCTTTAACACTGCTCCAAGCGTTTTTAACCGCATCAGCCGCCTGAGATACCTTGTCAGTGATAGCGCCCCACGCTGACGATGCCAACTCTTTGAGTTTGCTCCAAGCGTTTCCAAGGAAATCTGTAAACTCACCCCATAGTTTTTTACCGAGTTTCGTTTTCGTGAAAAATACCGTCAAAGCAGCTACTACCGCACCAATGGCGACAACAACAAGAGTAATCGGATTTGCTGCCGCGATAAATGCACCAATGGCGCTGACAATGCCTGTTATGGCATCACCTACATACATGGCGCCGATTGCAAGCGTGCTGAACGCGTCGCTTACCACGCCCACAATTACGCCAATTTTGGAAATGACCTTGAGGAACACTTTCCAACCGGTTGAGATTGTGGTTATTGTCTTGACCGTGGTAGAGCCTATCTTGATTGCCGCCCATAGATATAACAGAGCTTTGGCAGTTGCCCTCACCCCGTCTTTATGGTCTTCCAGGAACTGGAAAAATGACATAAGCGAGTTTTTGACGTCGCTACATACCTTTTTAATCGTCGGCAGCTCCTGCTTGAGATACTGCAAAGCTACTTCAGTTCCTTTTGACACGATAGGGCCAATTGCCGTAAATGCGTCGTTAATCGTGTACTTAAGGCCGTCCAGTTGCTTTGCAATCGACCCGAACCCCGCTTTGGCAAAACCGTCATTAATGTAGGTAAGCATGTTAGCTAAATTTTTAACGACGGATGCCTTTAAATTGGCAAAAGACGTGCCGATTCCGGCACTGTTTTTGCGAGCTAATTCCGCAAAGCCGTTTTGAGCACCGTTTAACTCGATGAATTTATCGTTGAGCTGGTCAATCGTAATCGAACCGTCTTGCAAGGCTGCGTACAAATCCTGTTCTGCTGATTTGCCCGTGAACCCGAATGCGTTGGCCACCTTGCGCAACGCAATCGGCATGGTTTCCATCAATGTCCTATATGACATCAAATCAACCTTGCCAGTCGATAACATCTGCGTATACTGCGTCAGACCACGGCTTGCATCAGCTGTGGACGCACCGCTCGCCAAGAAGGCGTTGTTGAGCGCCACCGCTGATTGAGCGGCTTTCTTGGCCGAACCTGTCATCGGTGCGAGTTGCTGAGCACTGGCCGTGATTTCATCAAGCGAGGTCGGCAATCCGTCAATGCCCTTTTGGAGAATCTTGGAAGACGTGGCAACGTCACGTGTACTGTAACCCAGCGCTTTCATGACCACGGGATATTTGTTAAGTGTATCAAACCGGTTGATCGCACCGCCCAGACTGTCCTTGACCACTCCTAAAGCAGAGCTGGCAACCTTGCTTGCAATGCCGAACAAAGCGCCGAATTTGATTGCGCTCATGCCCGTATGGTTTGTTGAGGCGGTCAGTCCTTCCAAGCCTTTTCGAGCATTGCTTAATCCTCGACTAAAACCGTTGTCATATGCTCTCAAAACGGCCGTTAAACCTACTTCTGTCATCGTTTGCCCTCCTTTCTATGCTTTAGTTCCCATTCTCTTTGCCTTTGCTGTATCTGCTTAGCTATGTTGATACGCTCCAGTCTGTCCGATGTGTACCAATCTTCATAGTGACTACGCACGCTATCGATAGCCTTGTCAACGTCAAATACTTCATCAGGGCTCTTGAATTTATATCGCTTGCCGTTATTTGATTTGGCGTCGCGTGTATAAAATGCGAGTTGCCACAAATGTTGTTGCGTGGCTATCTCTTGAAGCTGATAGGCCTCCATTCTGATTTGATACTCACGCAGGGTCATGCGTTCGATATCGTCAAAATCAGCAATGCCCAGATACGCTATGCAGTTAAGTTGGATATCGTAATACTCCTGTTCTGGTGTCAGTTTTGATTTTCTGCTGCTGCCGCCTTCATCGCCTGTAAAGGGCCTTTTGTCACATTTGATTTTTCGAGTTCAGCGACAAGCTTTTCTGCGAGCTTATCCCAGTCTTCTACTTCGCTTTCCAAGTAGGCATCAACATCTTCTTGTGTTGGCCTGCCGATTTTGACATGAGCAGTAGCAGCATAGATTACATTTGCAATCGCAACCGGATCAGCGCCAAGCAAGCTCGGGATTGTCGTTTGCAAGGCCATGCCGAGGTTAATACCTTCTTTTGTTGCAACGCCGGCAAGATGATTAAGCTCACGTACAAATGCCATGCCAAAAACTAACCCTACATTATGACCATTGATTTTTAATTCCATGTTTTTCATCTCCTTACTAAAAAAGAGCGTCAAAAAGACGCTCCTATGCTGTTATCTATTGCCTGTTAAGCGGCACCCGAACCGTCTTCACCGTTTGTTCCGTCGTTTTTGAGCAAGCCTTGGAAGACGTAGTTAATCTGTTCGCGCAAACCTTCAGGAATCTTGGTGTAACCGTCCTTTGGTTCACCGTCAACCGCTACTTCGAATTCTCTTGTTCCGTTATCGTCCGGGTCACCCGATTCGCTGTCCTTGGAAATGCGGCCACGCATATAATGCGCAAATACTTTTTGGCTGTCAGTACCGAGCAAACCGAGCTTGACAAACCAAAATTCAAGCGTTGTCTTATCCACCAAAGACTTATGCAACAAGTCAAGCGTTTCTGACGTGCTATCCAACGTTTCAAAGCTAAAGCTTGTTTCAAGGCCGCCTACCTTGGCGACGTTCCCCGATTTTGTAGCAGTCGAATCGCTGTCGCGTGACAGTTCAAAATCTGTTGATGTCAGATAAGGCACCATTTTAGCGTCTTCTGTTTTTGCATTTGCGAGGTCGCGTACCATGACGATACCGTCAAAACCTTGCAAAATTTTCAAGTCATTTGCCATGTTCAATCAAATCCTTTCAATTTAGAATTGTTTTAATTCAAGCGTCAATGCCCCGCGGTGGTAAACCGTGTTGGGCACGCTTGTATCCATGCTTAGCTGCTTTTGCTGATTGCCAAAATAAGCATAAAACTGATAGTTTGCCGTTTTGATAATGCCAGGCTTTATCAGACTGTAGATTTTGTCCGTTAATTCCGCCACGTCAATCCGTTGCTTACGTGTACCCCATACGTCGATATCAATCGTGTACGTACCGCCAATTCGCAATTTAGTAGCACTTGAGAGAGTGCTGACGTTGCCCACACAGATAATCGGATAGTCTACCTTTTCCTTTTCGCCCGGTAAGTAGTCAAACGTACTCTTAGGCCTTAATTTCAGGCATTCAGCGTAAAAATAATCGTATAACTCTTGTTCGGGGCTCATTTATCCTGCCACCCCACAATCTTTTCTAAATCGGTTTTAAAGATACGCTTTTGAGCGTTAAACGCCGGCTTGATTGCCGGTTCCTTGGCCATGAAACGCGTACCGTTTTCCAAGTAGTTGATATAGTTGGTGTTGACGGTAACCCGTCCTTCAAGCCCCATGATAGACATGGTGGTCTGCCGAGCAGTGTTGCCCGTCCAATAGCCCTTGATGTAGGCTTTACGCTCATTTGACAATGCTCGTTCATGTAGCTGCATTGTGTTTTTGCGTACCACTTTACGGATTGCGGTTTTTTTGCCGCTCGTTTCCAACATTTTCTGCAGTTTTTTCGTGCCGACCCACTCGATTGTTACTCTACTCATTGACATCACCCACAATCAACGTTGTACCGTGCGACAAATCACGTGACGTGACCGCCTTATAATGTTTGCTGCTATCATCAATCGTCAGATATGACCACTCATCAGTGACCGGTCTGAGCAAGCGTATCGCTTTGTTTGCAGTCTTGACGTCGCCAAACACCTCAGCGCTGCGGTTAGTGCCTACGTCAGTCACGTTTGCCGGTGTAGTAGTGACAAGAGTTACACCACCCTCATACCCTACACCCGGCACGTAATGCTCAGCTGATTCTGACCAAAACTTAACCGTTGACTCAAACCTCATCGCTACTCACCTCGCTTATACGGGTCGAAGAAACACCCTCGACCAAGTGTCTGTACATTCTTGCCGTTGCGTTCTTTCCACGCGTCAATATCGCTTTGAAAATCGTCAAAATCGTTGCTGTTGAACGTGATTGATTCTCCCTCTTGCGAATACGACGCCATGCCCTCGTTTTTAAGCCGATTAAACCGCTTGACGCATACCTCAAGGGCGATATAACTCAAATCGCTTGGAAACGTCTCAGACGACGCGAGAGCAAGCTTAAAACGCAAGGCTTGCACGGTAGTTTTGATAATGAGATTGAGCAACGTGTCACGGGTATCATCAGTCAAGCCTAGCATGGTCTTGAGTTCCGTCAAATCAATCACGTTGTCCATCGCTTATCCTCCTATTGTTGTGGCGTTGTGGTTGGCGCCTTGAACGTCACGACAACCACTTTAGAATCATCATAAAGATATGCGGCATAGTGTTCATCGGCCGTGATAATCGTCGTCTTGTTGATGATGTTGCGGTCTGTTTCCACCTGTACGCCGCGCTTCATGATCAGCTTCAAAGGTGGCGTTGACGGGTTGACCTTGAGCAAAATGCCTTCGGTAGCGCCCAGCTTGTTTGTAGCCACAATTTGCACGCCTTCTACGGCGTATCTTGTGTTGTTGATAACGGCATCTGCACCGATATCAGAGCCGAGCTGGTTCTTTTGTGCATCACGGCGGATTGCGTTGGCAACCTTAGGTGATGTCACAAGGACAAGCGGGGAATCGTCCGAATCGTCGGTAAAGGTATTTACTGCGTCAAGCAAACCATCTACGGTTGTATTAATCGTTGCCTTCTGCTTGCCGGCTTTGGCAGCTGCGAGCAAATCATCATCAACCTTGTTGGCCAATGCCAAAGCAAGTTGGCGGTTGGATTCGCCGATCGGGTCGCCATAGCCAGACAGTACTGCTTCATCAGTAATCTGCGTACCTTTAGCAGCTTTCTTGACGGTAACGGATACCGACTTTGTGCCAAGCTTATCCAACGGAATTGCTGCACCTTCAGCAACGTCCTTAGCATCGCCGATGTACGTGAATTTTGGCATCTTGAGCGTGTTGCCTGGTGAGCTTACAAGCGTGGTATCTACCTGCGCAAGTGGCGTAAAGCGCAATGCTTTTTCGAGCGCGTATGAAATAATAGGCGCATTGACCTCAGGGTTTACGAGGTCTGCGATTTGAGTGATTGTGTCAGTCATGGTTATCTACCTCCAGTAGTAAATTTTTTAAATAGTTCGGGATCTGCATGGAACAAGGCGACGCGTTCTTTTTGCGTCATGCCGTCAAAATCTTGTTGACTGACGGCCTTTGTCGTTGTGCCGGAGACCCTTGGTGTTCTGCCTTTTTTAAACTCCTCACGGACACCGTCTTTAAGTGTTTCCGTGTAATCAATAAAGGCCTTGACATTTGAGTAAGTGTTGTCTGCGTCATCAGAAACAAGAAAATTCAAAACGTTTGAAGGGACAATTAACCCGTTTTCTCGCAAGACCTGATCCGTATCATCAAGCGTTTGTCTGCGGGCAATCTGGCTCTTTAAAGCCGCGATTTCCTTATCTTTTTCGTCAACGTCTTTTTTTGCCTTGTCTTCGTCAGACAGTGTCTTAACTGATTTGCCGGACTTAAGCTTTTCGATTTCCTTCAAAGCGTTGTCCAGCTGTTCTTTGTAACTGTTTTTCTTTGATTGTTCTGCTCCAATGCGCTTTTGAAGCTTTTTAACAACCGCGTCAGAATCGACCTTGGCTTCTTTTCCCGTTTGCTCGTCAGCAACCGGTTCAGTTGCCTTGGTTTCTTCCGTTGTTTCAGCTACTTGATTTTCGTTTTCCATTTTTCTACCTCGCATTTTCCGGCTTGGGAGCCTGTAATCTCAGTTGTTCTTTTTGCCCTGCAAACAGGAAAAAGGGCATAAAAAAGACGGCTATCGCTAGTCGCCTAATGTTAATTCTTTATTTTCAAGCCTTTTGTACACATCAATGTACAATTCGTTTTTATCCCCGTTGTACGTCAATTCGTAATACATACCGTCAAGCAATGTAGTTGATAACAAAGCTTTGTTGTTTTGCAAGGCTTTGGTTAGCCAAACTACATAAACGTCATCTGAACTAATCTGTTTATCTAAATGGTCATTAGTATATTTAACCACTTCATTTTTACATATCTCTATAAATTTTCCGTTATCCATAATTTTCTCCTGTAATAAATGCTTAATCTTCATCTATCCAATGTGCAGACAACGCGCACCGACAATTTGGATGTTGCGGCAGTTTGGGAACATCTTTGACGGGATACACGCCCTCGCCATAACCGCTATTGTGGGATGCAATCTCCTTACATACGACGCACGCCCTTGGTTCAGCAATCCATCTGCAGTACTTCACGTCATATTCTTTGAACGATTCTAAAGTAGCTTGCGTCTGACAGCGTGCCGATTCGGTACGTGCTATTCTTTCTGCGGCTGCTCTCGCGTTATCAACGGCCTTAGTCATGTGTTTGTAGAACTCTTTAGCGGTTGCTTTCGGGTTCTCGCCGCTGATAAGCACCCTTGACAGTTGCTTTTCGAGTTCTGATTTGAGTACGTCAACGTTTGACCAAATTCGAGCCGAGAAGTTGGCATTGCGCGTGTTGCTCATGATGATTTTCTGGACGTTCTCTTCCGTCCACCAGTCCATTGCGTCGGCCATACCGGCACCCGCTAAAATGCCCGATTGGCGCTCAAATTCCTTGCGCGTGTCCTCGTCAAGCTTGACGTTGAGTTCGTTGTTGATATCCACACCTAGCTCAATCAGACGCACACCGATAAGCGATTTTAGGTATTCTAACCTGTTAATCCGCATTGTGACGTTGTATAAACGCATACGCTCGTTAACCTCATCTGAAAAATCAGAATAGCTTACACGTTTGCCCTTTTTGCACATTTGGTCGGCTTCCTTAACCACTCTCTTTGCCTCCGCCTCGAACTGCCGTATATCAGCTTTGGATACCTTCTTGCGTGCCTCGGCCAGGCTTACTCCGTCGCGGGCAGCAAAGCTTTGCAATTCGCTTTGGATATCTCTGTTAATCGCGTCGATTGTGCGTTGATAGTACTTCTCAAGGCTTGCATTAAAGGCCTTATCGTCAGCTAAATTCTGACGGATATACTCAAAACGGGCTTTGTCTCTATCGTTCCAATACGCCTTGTTGTTCATCTTCATCGTCACCGCCTACACTTTGCCTACGCTGCATATCAACAACATTAATGGCCGTCTGCATTTTCTGCTCATCTTCCTTGTCCATGCGGTCGATTTCCGCCTTAGGATCATCAACGATAGACAAAACGGATAGCTGGGTCTCCTTGCTGACCACGCCTTCGAGGTTCTTGGCATCTGCGACCTCTTCTGATAGGTTGTTAGGCAAGTTACGATTAAATTTGAATTTGAGGTCGCGCCATGCGTCAGGCCAGTTGGTCAGACTAAAGACTGCCCGATACAGTTTGCGTAATGAACGCGTAAATTTACGCTCTTTGCTTGCCGCCATATTTTGCATGGAAAGCATTTTGTATTGCATGGCCACACCGCTTGCGTTACCGCTAAAACTGTCATCGTTAGGATTAGGCACCTTGGCAATCTGGTAAATCAGATTAGTAAGCCTGTCGATTTGGTGTTCCTGCATACCATCGGCGTCGGGCTTTGCCAGAAACTCAATCTTTGCATTTACCGCGTCAGCATCGGGACTATAGATCATGCGCTGCGTCTGCAAATCGATATCCGGCAAGCCGTCACCGTCTGCGTCCAGATTAAGCCCCAGTACCGACAAATACGCATTGTCAAAATACTCGATTTGGTTTTGCTTGCTCGACAACGTGTCATTCAGTTCATTAATCAGCGTTGCTACGTTGTCGCACAAGCCTAGCCGTTCTTCGTTGTCGAAGAACTCAACTGCCGGCACAACACCATAGATATTTGGCCGTTCGTCAATCATGCGGCTATCACTGTACGTGGTAATGGTGTCTGCCGTGTACACTTCAGCCATACTCTGCGTGCCTTGGTCGCCCTGTGCTGACCAATGACGGATAAAGGCCAAACGCCCATGATTAATCGTGTCATCGTAAATCATCACGCCATCGGTCGGAGGGATAACCGTCAAGCACGTATAACCGTCTTCATCTTGATAAACAAGGGCATACGAACGGCCGTAAATGTCGCATTGCTTGCTGATTTCGTTGAGTTTGTCCTGTACTGAATTGGTGTCGTTCCAATCCTGTAGCAAATCGTTTTGCTGCTCATTATCAAGCGTGATTTTAGGCGGGATGCCCATAAAATAACCATTGTACGTGTCAACAAGGTAGTTGGCGATGTTGGCCACCAGTCGATTGTCCGGACCCGTGCGCTGTGCGTCAGTCGGTTTATGCAAAATGTCATGGTCGCCAAGGTACATGCGCATTTTGGCCTTGTAATCTGTTAATCCCGTTGCCATACTGCCTGAAACGCCCACACCATACACCGCATTGTGAATAACTTCGGGCGTGATTTCTGCGCCCTGCGGATAAATCAAAATACCGTTTTCCAGTCTGTATAACTCTGCCATTTCCTCACCTCCCTAAATAAAAATATTGTGTACGGACAGTTTCGGACAAAAAGCGTCCTAATCTGTCCGACTAAAACTAAATAAAAATATTGCGCATGCCTACCGCTTTAGGTGCGCCGCTACCGTTTATCGGTTCTACGGCGTATCTGATGGCGTCGATACAGTGGTTGTAACTATCAACCGGCTTGTTGATATACTCGTTTGTCTGCCGGTCTTTCTGGTACGTGTAGTTTTCAAGCTCTTCGATTGTCTTGACGCACCTGTCATCAACTATCCATTCAAACTGCTGCAGAAAGCCGATGCCCTGAATGATACTGTCGGGGCCTTTCTTGGCCGGCTTGATTCTAGTGATTCCACACCGCTTGATTTCTGCGATTGACTTCTTTTCGGCGGCATCAGCCGTAATGATTTCTTTACTGTAGCCTAGCCGCTTGATAATCTCGGCTATCTCATCGTTGAGCATGCCTTTTTTTGCGTACTCCTCAAGCACAAATAACCGCTTGCCCTTTACGTCTGCCTTAACATGGATAAACACGCTAGGATCGTTGATGTAACCAAAATCAAGGCCAAACAACGAAGGGTACTGCGTCAACTTGTCGGGATGCAGACGCCTGCGTTCAAACGTCGGGAAAACCAGCTTGTCAAGCGTTGCAAACTCACCGAGCGTGTAAATCTTGTAATATGCCGGATTAGTGCGTTTAAGCGCCTCAATCGTTGCGATGTTTTCTGCGTCCAAAAAGCGGTTATCTTTGTACGTACTATGATGCACAATAACGCGTGACGGATCGTATTCGGCGTCAGGTGCAAACCATTGCTTGTACGTCCAGTTGACCTTTGACACCGGGTTAAACATACAAAACAGTTGCCTGTTCTTGTGTTTTGGTTCACGCAAACGGAGAGTGAGCTGCGTGTAATCGTCAAGGGTAAACTCGGACGCTTCTTCCATAACCACATCAGACAAACCTTTGATAGACTTAATTTTTTCCGGGTCGTCCATTCCCTTAAATAGAAAAACCGCACCATTAGGTAAATTAATCGTGCGGTCTGACTTATTCACTTTGCAGAGTGGCAGCAGCTGCCACGTTGACAGACAATCGAGAACGTCGGCAAAGATTGAATCTTTGATCGTACGGTCAACCTTACGCAACCACAAAATCTTGCGCGGATACGGCCACTTCTTGAGTGCTTTTAGGACAACCTTTTGAACGACGCCATGTGATTTGCCTGAGCTGGCACCGCCATACGTCAATACCAAACCTCAATAAAATGACTGTAATCAAATAGGTTGTCAAAGATTTGCTTGTTGAACACTTTATTTGGTTTCGGGAAATTTAAATTGATGTTTGGCATGGCATCACCTTCTTTTGTTTTGACCACAGGTGTATTAGTTTCTGCTGTTCGCTAGTCGTCTTCGCCATAATCACCAACTCCGATATTAATATCCATTGTGCCGCTGATTTCCTTACGCTCGGTGAACATGCCATACGCTCTGCCCATGCACTCCGCCGCTTTGAGCCGGTCTTTTGTGCTTGCTGGCACTTCCAAGATTTTGCCGTTATTCGACACAACCTCTTCTTTAACCTCGCCACGCAAAACAGACGTAAAGAATTCTTGCACCTCTTTTTGAGTAGCGATGGCTTCAGTATGGCGTTCATTCATGGCCTTGTCGATGTACGGTCTAAGTTTTCGCAAGCATTCAGCGCCCTGTACTTTAGGATTTTTGTAGCCGGCAATCCGTGCAGCCTGGACTGAATTCATCTTGGCCTCGCCTAAGTAAGCGTCAATAAAAGTTATCTGTTTGTTTGTCAGTTTCTTTTCTCCGGTCACATATACCACCGCCTCTCTTTCTAGAATAAAAATAAAATAAAAAGAGCACGGGTAATTCCGTACTCTTTAACACTTTATAATTTAGCATGATTCCAATGTTACCGATTGTGCACTGATTGTACACTGATTGTGCACTATTTTATGACGATTGATTTCGTTCCGCCGACGTACAGTTTCGTGATATAACTCAGCGTGTAGTTCATCTCGTCTGCGATGTTCTCGAGTGGTATACCACCGATATAGTATTTGTCTAGTACCTCGGCTTGTCTTTGATTATCCAACGCATCGATACACTGCGTAATCTCGCACCTGATTCGGCGCATGTGTTTTAGCAGCGTATTGATCTTGTCTTCCAACTCGTCGTGTTGTATCAGCTTATCGTCAAGCGTGATACGTACCGACGCTTTTGGTTCGCTGGTCAGCTTAGACGATTTGAGCGCCGCCATATCCTCGTCGATCTGTGCCAGCTTGTCTTCCAGTCTTTCGATTTTCTCGTTTAAAATCCGATAGCGAATTAAAAACGCTTTGTTTTGTCTGAATTTTTTGTTTGTCGATATAGTGCGCATAGCCTCACTCCTTACCTTAATAAAAAAACATGGCTTATTTTTTTAAGCCATGTTCATCAATCAATCAAAAGCCTAATCAATAGGCTTTCTTAAAAAAAAATAAAGGGTAATTTTCCATGACTCTATTATACTACTTTTTTCAACCCATGAACATAACTGTTTTATCTCTGCGCCAGTCACGTATTCTGCATCTGTCTTTTCTGAGCGGCACCGTGTTTTTTAAGCCGTCCATTTGCCATATGTTCCATACGATTTTGTTTGTGATGTGCCGTAACAACCGCTTGCCTGGTTCTTCTTCCCAACGATCTTTATAGTAGTCAACAAATGTAAGCAGCAAGTTGATACGAGCAATCAAAAGATTGTCACCTTGATACTCATATCCATATGACGACTCAAACGCCCTGATTGCCCACTTAAGCCACTCATCATAAACACCGGTATTTTTGCCAACAGCTTTTAACTTGCGATCAAGAAGCCCTGCCCTGTCTTTTAAAGGTATCGGTTTTCCCGTAACGGTATCATATCTTTGCACGAGAAAAGGTGCTTCGCCGCAAGTAATCTCCAGCACTTTTGAATCAACATATTCTTTCCACGTCTTCGTTTCGCTGCTTTTGTCGATATTGTCATTCATACGGTTGCATACCCAAGTAGGTGTAAAGACTTCTGCTTTCCTTTTCGTTCTTGTCTTTTGCTCATCTAAAGATTTCTCAACCCTCGGTCTTATCATTTCACTATGCAGCAAGATGTCTTTTTCGGTCATAAAAATAGGATACGTGTCAGTAGCCCAGATTATGTTCTCGCCTGTTGCCTTATCTTTCAAAAGAAGAGATAACAAAGGTTTTATCAAACCGTCTTCAATGTTTATAAGCCTGTCACTCATTGTTTCCTCTCTAGTGGTGGCGGTTATAGCCGCCTTTAACGGTCGCAACAATGAGATGTTCTAGCTCATAAAGATCAATCATGCCAGCGTTATGCCAATCGTAAATGAGTGTTAATGCACCCAGTTGAGTACAATCAGCTATATGGTCGTAAAAATCTCGTTCTCTTCTCGTAAGCCTCGGTAGTTCAATTTTTTCAAGTTCTTCATCGTTCAAGCAAATCCTACTGCCTTCAATGACATAGTGGCCACTGAATGCTGCTTCGACATTTCCCAACATCGTTTTAATCATGAGTTGTAACCTCCTTTAACAAGTGCTTCGATAATTTTTTGGTCGTACCTAGTGTCAAAAAGATGCCGTTTGCCGTTATCATCACAACGAAACATTTCAATCTTCAGCGGCACGTCCACGTTTTCGTCATATATTTTTCGTTCCTTTGCTGCAAGAAACGGCAGTTTTATCAGTTTCAATTCTCTTTCCGATACCCAGAACCTGCCGCAGTCGCCATTAATTAAGTAGCTTTTATGGCATTTTTCGTAGTCTTCTATGTCTTCTATCTTGCACGTTCCGCACATTTCTCCAAGCATCGTTTTAATCATCGTTATCTCCTCCATCTTCGAATTCAATCAATCTTCTTAAATATTCCTGTGCTTTGATTAAATCGTCCATGCCGTATTTATCTGGGTATCTCGTTAAATACTTAAAGACATTGCCTCTTAAAAACCCTCTCACTTGTTCTTCAGGAATCAGCCCCTCCTCGAAGCGGTCAATTAAGTCTTTGCCGTCTTCGCCCGTATAGCGTTTTGGATGGTCATAGTTGTTAATTTTATCTGTCATTGTCATCCCTCCTCATCTAAATCCCACTCTACGTCTAAGAATTTTGCAAATTTATCAGTCTTTGGAACTTCTAAAATGTCGGAAAAAGCCAGAAAATCATCACTGTCATTTTTTACATAAAATGCCTGCTTGGCTCTTCTGCTCAAAGAATCGCATTGAATAACCACCGCATTTATGCCCCGGATAGCCGAATTGAATAATAAAAACGGAATTGCCCTGTCTGACAGCTCTTCAAGGTGATACCAGTACGTTCGTGGGCTATAAGAAAAAACGCTAGACATTAAAATATTGTTGACCACAGTTTCTTTTCTTTTGTGTTCAAACGCCGGATCTTCTTTAATGTTATAAACCCACCGTGCTATCATCATGCCTCCGGTGCCTGCTGCCATCTCATAATAATCAGTCTGTCCTGGCTCGGAAGCGATCGAGTTCGCTAATTTTGCGACTGTACCAGGCGTAAAATCCTGCTTTTTAGATTTCCTTTCGGCTTGTTCGGTTTCGAAATACTCATGAAACCAATCGTACTCTAGATTAGTGTCGATTTTTAGAAAATTTCTAAACAACTTTTCACGCTTTTCTCTTTCGAGCAAAATCTCCATCAGTCTGCCAGGCGCCTTAAATGCGTCATCAATCCCCAGCAAATCATTTACAGTTTTGACGTCAAATTTTACCATTATTCACCCTCACAAACTCGCAATTTTCTGCGCTATTTCCTTGTCATCTCGTGCTTTTTCCGTTTCCAACCGATGGATATACACGGCTCTTGTAACAGAATCGTCTGCATGTCCTAACCGCTCTGCGACCGCCATGCTGCTAATCCCTTGCGACACCAAATATGTTGCGTGCTCATGCCTCAGACTGTGCAGCGTTACCTCGGGCACCCCAGCTTTTTGACACGCTCTTTTTAGCCAATTGTTAAGTGTAGAGTTATACTGAAAACCCTTTATTTTGTAGAAAATGCTCTCGTCCCGATCAGCACCCTTTGCATTTTTCCACAGCATATACAGCACGGCGTCATCTACAACGATCGTTCTAACCGAGTACTTGTTTTTGGTTGGTACAAAAGACCTCGTTCCTTCCCGATGTTTTTTATAGTCAAGGGTTTTGTTGATAGTGACTGTCTTTTTGTCAAAGTCGACATCGTTAAGCGTGATGCCTAGTGCCTCAGCAAATCTCAGCCCAGTTTTCAACAATATCAGAAAAAAGTTCGCCTCAGATGTATTCTCGTGTTTAAGCTCTTTGACCAATTTTTGCATGTCTTCGATTTCCATAAATTTTGGCTTTTTGACGCCCGGAGGCTTTCCCTTTGGGATTTTTGCGTCAAAGGTAACGTCGCGTTTTAAAATACCGTCTACGTTATATGCTCTCCTGAGTGCCCAGGCCAGCTGGCGATGGAAATCGGTAATCGTTGCTTTTTCTCGCGTTTTGCCGTACTCGTTCAAAATTTGCTGGTAATCGTCCGCAGTCATTTTCTCCAAGATCAAATTCGGAAAATTCTCAGCTACAAACCGGTAGTTAGCCTGGTATTTGTCATATGTCCGTTCACGCACTTGGCCTTTTTTGTATGTTTCGATTTCTTTTAAAAAGTAATCTGTGAGCAGCATTCAATCACCCCGCCTGAACTCCCAACCGCCATGTACGTAAAATCTTCTGTCCTTGGTCTTGTCCCCAAGATAGCCTCTTTTAAAATTAAAAGCCTTTTCTGCTTTTCCGATAGACTCGAGAACTCTTTTCTCTCCAGTATTAATGTTTATGCAAATCATGGGTACTCCTGCCCTTATGCCATGAGGGCGCGTTTGGCGATAAAGTTTTTTAAATCCATAGTCTGAAACCTTCCTTTTGACAGTTCGTTCTGCCAGCCCCGTTTCTTTAGCGATGGTTTTATAAGTATGCCCCTTTTCAATCATCTTCTTAAAGTTTTCCCGCTCGACTTTTTCAGCATGCGATAATTCCACGTGGCGCGGCCCTCTCATGCTTTTGATAAACTGCACTGCTTCCTGCAAATCGTCGTCTTTGATCTTGTTTAAATCTATAAACGCATCATAGCCCTGGTCGGGATAACGCTCAAGAATCATATTTACCGCTTCAGTAATGTTCATACGTTCACCACCTCATTTTAAATAACATTGAGTCTAAAATCGCTTAGTAGCCGCCTTAGTCAACCCGTTCAATCGTGAGCACGTCATAAGCGTTGATATAAAGGTCAGGGGTCGGAGTTTTGCTTTGCTTAGTCAAGATGCCGACAAACCTGTTTTCGAACGCAAAAGCTTGCGCTTCAATCACTGAAACGCCTTTTACAAAGTCGCCTTCATCGTATTCTCTGTATTTGATTCTGTATTTCATTTTTCTTCCTCCTCAATCGTAAGCACGTCCTTGATATTAACGGAAATGTCAGGATCCTGATTTCTGTTTCGCTCAGTCCAAATGCCAACAAAACCGTTTTCAATATAAAAAAATCGTGCGTCGATTTCTCGAAGGTACTCATTAAGCTGGGGACATTCACCTGAGTACGTATATGCTCTGCATATGATTTTATATTTCATTTTTCTTCCTCCAGTTTTTTATCCATGCTCAAAACCATGTCTTGAAAATAGTTGCGTTCGTCAAGCAGAACTTCGTAGTTGTTCTGAGCGCATTCAATCAATTCAATCAAATCCGCTTTTGTCATACCTTGTAGCGTGCTTTTTTCGTAAATCGTTCTTCCGCCATAGCATGCGGTAAAATGCCCATCCTTAAATTCTGCTTTCATTTTTCTTCCTCCAATTTCTGTACGTAAACAATCCGCTTAGCATTGACATACCCTTTGCATTTAATCATGCGCCCGCTGACCGGTTTGATTTCATCGAACGGTATGAACGCTGCATTTTCAAAATCCATCTGATCATTTGAATGCAGGTACAGGAAATCAGCTTCGTCATCATAACCGCTTCTGTCGTTGTGAATCATCAGCGGGTCGTCCAGGTAAATTCTCCACTTTGTCATTTATTCAAACCTCTCTTCCAATTCTTCTCTTACTTTCTTCTCTGCTTCTTCAGGCGAGCTGGCAAGTACTATGATGTTACTTGCCACGCCACCTCGTTCATAATCCACTTTGCACGGTTTCACTTCTTTTTTGCAAAGTTTGATCAGTCCTCTCTTCCAAATATGAGTGTATATTCTAGGTTTATGCTCGACCGTCTTCTTCACTGGCTTGTACGTCTTGTTGAGCCTCGCCAGCAGATCATGCTTCAGTTTGGATGCAGTCAGCCCGTAGTCTTTAGTAATTCGCATGTTCCTAACCCCCTACTAGCCACCGACACAAGAGCCAAATGGTGCCAAACCAAATGCTTAGTGCGATTAACACCAGGCAACCACCATTGATTTTTTTGAATTTCAATCAGATACCCCCTTGATCATGTTTTCGACCGCTTTGCTGATGTTCCATTTCATCAGGATTTTGTACGGTTCACAAGGGGCAGTCAGTTCTTCGCCAACTTTAAAAGCCCCGATGTTTCGACCACCAAAGAACAGATAGCTGCTGTCCGTTTCAACTATGCTGGCGTATTCGTGATTGTAAACTTGTCTGATTATCATGTTATAATCCCCTTACATCTTTCAACCCGTTCATGTTGATACATCTTTCTTTTCGCTTCGGCAACAGTCGGCTTACGATTTTCTCACTATAGATTTTGCCAAGTTCTGCCGGAGTGTTGTTTGTGGTGATAATCGTTGTCTTGGCTGTTCTTGCGTTAGAAATCCGATACATCAGGTCGTACATGTCGGTTCTGATTTCTTTTACTCGGCCACCGCTTTCCGTGCCCAGATCATCAAGCAGAAGCACGTCACAGTCATATGCTCCTTGCTCCACTTTGGCAATCTCTCTTTGAGCGTCTTTGAAATCGTACGAACGGTTTAGCTTTGATACAAGCTCCGTTGTCGAAATCACCATTGCACTTTTGCCGGTTCTTCTTAAAGCAGTGATCATCGCAATCGCAAGTGATGTTTTTCCGACTCCGGCACCGCCAAGTAGCACAACGTTGAAGCTATCGATTTTGAGCTGGTCGCTTAACGTTTTGGCTTGAATTGCCACTTGCTTTGCGAGTCCTTGGTTTTCTTGCTTAGAATAATTCCAATCAGAAAAAGAGAATTTAACCTCTTTACCGCCCGACCACAGGCTCTTGCCCCACGTCTTCGGAGTCATGATTTCCTTTAATGCCGCTTGAGTTGCTTCTTCATTTTTCTTGTCGAGGAACGCCCTCTTTTCCTTGTCCGTCATTGTTTGAATATTTAGCCACGCTTGATAAGCAGCTTTGCATTCCTTTGGCGGCGCTTTTATAGCGCCTAAAACATCACTTACGCTTCTCATTTCTTTTCCCTCCTAATCGTCAGCGAAATATCCGTATGTTTCATTAAACTTACGCTCTTCTTCGGTCTGTTCTGCCAACGTCTTCTTCTGTTGTCCTTGTCTTCCGTGTTCTTTTTCTAGTGCTTCTACATCAACTAACGTCTGTGGATTGCTGTCTTCCCAGTTCAACAGAACCTTAGAGACAAATCTCCAGTTTCTGGCATTCTTCTCAAGAGCTATCTGCATAGCTTTGATCATTATTTTGGCAGGCTCTTTTGACCTTTGTTCCCAATCGTCATATGTTTGCCTGATGTCATCGTAAAGATAGCCGCTAAGCATCCCAAAGTTATCTTGATAAAATTGAGTTACCTTAGCGAAGCCGCCGACGTCCGTTATTTGTTTTACTATGTTAACTAAATTAGTATCAACGACTACGTCTGCGTTTACATCTGTATTTATATCTGTGTTTATATCTGGTATCGGTGTCACATTTTGGTGAAATGTCATTTCACATTTTGCGTTATTCGTGTCACATTTTGGTGAAATGTCATTTCGCATTGATGTTGTATCGATTTCACATTTTTGTGAAATGCGATAGCCCTTGACAGTTACCGTATACCACTTTGTGCGATCAAAAGGGAGCTTGTTATAATTTCCTGTTTCAATCAGTCCGTCGTTTTCTAGCTTTTTAAGAGCTGTTTCGATTTGACGTTTTGATAGATACGGAAAAAGCGTTGTGAATGCTTGCATGCTGTTAAACGTCCAATACTTGCCATCGTGTTTGTTCGCTCCGTTAGCTTTGTTATGTTCGACCCAAAAAGAAATGTTAGTGAACAAGACTGCGGCGTTGATGCCACACTTCTTAGCAACTTCAACCGAGAAGCTGTGTTGCAGCATATGCATCCCTCCTAAAGGTAATTCCTTCCGTAACGCTTGATAAAGTCTTCTTTGCTCTTACCGTAATAATCAATCCATGCCCGTTCGCCTGCTTTTTTCAGCTTCAAGTCAAAGTCACGGTTAAAATGTACTCCGTAATTCGTCATGTTGTGCATCTCTGGTGTGAGGAAAACCACTAGACCGTCTTCGATCGATAGCTTTCTGTTCCCAGTCCCGAAAAAGATTTCATGCCGGCAAAGTCCAGGCTCTCGACAATTCCGCCAAAACGGGTAGTTGTCATCCATAATACAAAATTCCATTCAATCACACCCTTCAATAAAATGTAGCTGCTCCCTTTCACTCTTCGTCAAGGTCGCTATGCTCTGTTCGTTGCATTCGCTGACCAATCCGTCAAGCAAGATGGAAAACTCTTTAGAATTCATTTCAGAACTTCCTTTATACACTTTGTAGTGAGTAAATTTCTTGTTGTTTATAACCCCGTGCCCTATAGGTTCGTAATATCTGAAATACCCTTTTACATCAATGCTTGACAGTACGCTGACAACTTCATATTGCCCATATCTTTGTAACATCATGAAGTGCAGCTTTTGGTTATCAAACCTGAGAACGTTTGCCAGCTGATTGAGCAAAGACCAGTAATAGGCGTTTGCGGTCAATGATCGCTTAGGTTTCAATTCCTTTATTTCAAATTTCTTGGTTGTGTCTTGCTCGAACAGCCATTCGATGATAGTCTTTGCATTTCCTATCATTTTCCTACCCTCCCACCCCGTTTATTCTTAGAACGGTAAATCGTTCTCGTCAAAGCCATATTGTGCATTTTGTGCATTATTCTGGCTAAAATTGCCATTATTGGGCGAGTTTGACGTATTCTGTTGCTGATATCCCCCATTATTTTGATAACCGTTGTTTTGATAACCGTTTCCGTTGTTTTGATAACCGTTTCCGTTGTTTTGATAACCGTTATTTTGGCCACCACTCGATCTTGAGTTCAGGAATTGAACGCTTGCCACGGATATGTCTGTCGTGTAAACCTTCCGACCATCTTTGCCGGTGTAGCTCCCTGTCCGGATGCACCCCGTCACCCCGACCATCTCGCCTTTATGAACGTAATTGGCGAGGTTTTCGGCGGTTTTACCGTATGCTACACAATTTGGGAAGTCTGCCCCATTATCCTGCCCGTCTTTTTTGGGGCGGTCGATCGCCACGGAGAAGCGTCCTACTGCCAACCCTGATTGCGTGTATCTCAAATCAATATCTTTGGTCAAACGACCAATTAAATTAACGCTGTTCATGTTTTTGTCCTCCTAGTTCTTCTTTCATGATTGTAATTTCTGCTTTGCGTTTCACTTCTTCGCTCCAGCTTTGATAGTTAGCAAAGCGTTTGTTTTCAAGAATTTCTTTCTTGATCAAAGCCATAACACCCTTTTGGCTCTTGCTCAGCTGTTGGCACGTACTAGCCATTGTTTGTTTCCATTCTGTGAGTACCTGTTCGCTTACTTGCTGTTGACTGCTATACGACATCTGATGATAGTTTTGGCTAGCTTGGTTGCCGTCATCGTCAACGTCGCTTGATATACCCATAAACCCGGCTAGTTGATACCGTTTAGCATAGGTTATCAACGAGCCGATATCTTGCGGTGTGGCTTTTCGCCCAGGCAGCAAGCTTAACCATTCGGTTGTCATTGTGCCGCCGTCTTCATGTGTGAGCGTGGTTCTGACTGACGGCAGGCCGTTAATTGTTGCAACTTCTTGCACAAACGATAAACCCGTCCCGTTCATCGCTTCATCTACCGTTTTGATAACGCCCTCAAGTGTTACGTATGAACTTTCAAAATACGGGTTTTCCCCGTCTTTAACCGGCTGCTTGATGTTTTTCCTGAATAAGCTAAGCGCCTTGTACAAGGCTTTTGCTTCGTCATTTTCCATATGCATCCCTCCTACTCAATAACTGTCTCTCTATTGCTTGCCTTGACCACTTCTATGCCGTTAGCAACACAGAACCGAGCGACATCATCAAGCTGTCCCATGGTTCCCTTGAGCGTAAATGTGACAAGCTGCAGCTCTTGCTTGATTTCGCCGTTTTTATCGACCAAGCGCCCGTCTCCAATATCCGTCATAGCAGCTTTTTGCTCTGCTACTTCAGCTTGCTTGGCTTGCTTGAAGAGGTCAGCCGTATTTTCTCGGTCGATTAAATCGGTTTCAATTTTGTTTGAGACATCGATATACGACATCCCGTTTTCGTGCATTTCAATATACGGAGCTGGAGCAAGGCCACTCTTCATGCACTTTTTTACGATTTCATCACGTTCTTTATGCAGGTTAACGAGCACCTTCATTTGTTCACCGATTTCTTGCACGATCGTTTTTTGCGACGTTGACTTGAGCAACCACTTATCTGCGATAGGCAGATCTTCGGCTTTGACGTTGTAGTTAGGCGCCATTTCTTCGATGATCGCCTGTACCTTCTGCTTGCGCTCTTCCTTTTGCGTTTCCTCGAACCCGTCAATGGTCAACTTGAGTTCCTGTGACGCACTGTCGCAATCACCTTCAAGCGCTCTGAGTGTTGTCTCGAAGAGTTCAAACGGTGCGTTCCACGCTCTCTTGTATTTCTTTCTGACATCTCCGATTGCCTTTTTAAGCTTGTTGACATCAGCACGTGATGCCTTTGTTGCTTTAATGCTTTCGTCAGTGGCGACCAGGCCTTTTGTCTGATCAAGCTTTTCCGCAACCAGTTTCTTTAATTCTTCTGCTTGTGGAAAATCGATTGTGCCAGGCTTGAAGTTGACTGACAGATTTTCTAGTGTGGTTAAATTGTTCATTTCTATTTCTCCTCTAATATTCTTTCTTAGATTCGTCCTCAAGTACCTTTACGATAAATTTCAAAGCTTGGATCATCGTTTCAAGCTCACAGTCGCCGCCAAGGGTAACTTCAACCCCACATTCATCGCCAAACACGTAATCGTTGTACCGATCAGTATAGCTATGGACTTCCATGTCCGTGCTTGCTGCATTTTGAATGCGAAAATAGGTGCGACCACCATGGCCGGTATCACCGCCACGATATCCAGTAGTCCCAGCTTCAACCTCTAGAATGTTGCAGCTTTCAATTTCTCTACTGTAGGTCGTGATTTTAGTTCCATCTTCTAATGTTCTTGAATTCTTTTTGATTTCGTACATATGTTTTTTCTCCTAATTTTGTGTTATAATATAGATGCTTTTTAAGAATTTCTTTTCCTTTGTAATTTTTTTCATTTAATTACTTCTTTCAACCGCCTAATCCAAGGCGGTTTTTTAATATCCAAGTTTATTCAGCTCTTCAAACATTTCCCACAACTTCCATCTTACTGGTCCCCATTTCTGCCAGTCCTCATAAACCAAATGGTCCATAGCCCAGAGCAAGCTATTAGGTTTCTTGGCTTGCTTCACGAAGGCCTTAACAATTTCCTCCGGATCTTCCGACGGTTCAACAAGACGAGGATTACCCGTCTTAGGGTCTACCATCAAGCAAAACTCTTTCTTATATTCCATAAAAATCACCCCCTTACAATGGCATCTTTTTCACCATCGAGCACTTCTAAAACCCACGCAATAGCGATTGTGCGAGCTTTGACAAACTCGGGCTCCAGCAGATCGCCGACAGTCCAGTATGTCAGGACGTCTTTGCGTTCTTTTCTGACTTCAGATAAATTTTTCATTTGGTCTTCGCCTCCAGTTGTTTGTTTTTGATTTCCATCAGAATGCGATGGTTGTGTTGCGTTAATCTCAACGCGATTAACAGTTCTTCTCTACTCATTCTTCTTCCTCCAATCTTCTTCTAATTCATCCAAGAATTTCGCCGCCAAAAGTGCAATTGTCGATCCCTTTGACGCCAATTCGTCAGAAATTCTCTGTGCAGCTTCTTTTTTACCGGTCTTTTCATATTCAAACATCACGTAAACCAGTGACACCAGACCGATGAGTCCCTTTACACCATCGCCAACTTTTTCAGCTCGCTCATCGATTCTATCTGATATAGATTTAAAATCGATTACCCTGCAATCAGAAATCATTGCCATAGCCTCTAATATAGCGAGCTCCTCAACTGATACCGGCACTAGCAATCCCTCTTTTTCGTTATCCATTTAGATTCCCTCCAGTTTCTTCAATTTTCCTCTCCAATTTATACGGTGGTGGTTACTCTCCATCCACTCCTTCGCCTGTTTTGCGAAGATGATTGCGCAATGCCCTTTACCACGTGGGGAAATTAGCCATCCCCCGTTTTCAAAGGCGATTTCTTCGGCGAACGGGATAAATACGAAAGCCTTTACCCAATCTTTCGCCTTGTTAGCGCAGCAATAGCGCCTGAATTGGTCTAATGACCACGTGACACCTGACAAATCTTGATTAAGCAGATCATCAATTCTGCTATTGACCAAGTTTTCGACATATTTTTGGTCAACAGTTATTTCTATTGGTGCCATACTAAATCCTCCTATTCTTTAAAAATATCTAAACTGACATCCAACGCATCTGCTATTTTGCAGATGAGCTCAAAACTAGGCTTTTTTATCTTCCCGTTTCGCAATTGATACACTGTCCTGTTGTTTTTAGACAACCCCATCTTCAATGACAGCTGATTAATACTCATGTCCTTTTCTGACAATATCTTTTGTATTTTATCCCACAACATATTGTGTTCTGATTTACCTTTTCGAATAGGTTTTATAGTCGCTTTTACAGATTTTGTGGTCGTCTCTAACACCGCTTTATTTTGGCCGTTGCTAATTACAGTGACGGCTTTTTTCGTTGACGTCATTTTAGCTTCCCTCCTTCAATGTCTCTTGCAATTCTGCGGATAACGGACTTCATGTTCTTGTTTCTCCCGCTCAACGCATTTAGCAGCTCTTCATGACCAACTTCATAGTGGCCAGCTAGTTCAGCCACCGTCATGTTATGAACGGTCAAAAACAAGATAATTGTTTCTTCCATGGGCACCTCCTGTTCAGTTTTCAAAGAGCAAATCATCCCACTATTGGTGGGTTAGATTGTCTTCGTTTTTTCTGTCCCAATTGTGGGATAAACGGGCAAAAAGAGAGAATGTTTCGTCTTCCGTGCAACCCATGGCGTCACAAATTTTAACAAATTCATACGCACCTAAAGCAGTTTGACCATTTTCCCTACGATGAATCCAATCTTTTTGATGGCCCATTTTTCGAGCCAAGCTCTCGGCGCTGTAGCCTCTGCGGATTCGTTCGGCTTTCAACTCGTTTAAATTGAGCATCCGAACCGCCCCCTTCTTTTTATTTTTCGTTTTGCCTTTCGACGTTTTTTAATGTTACACCCTCTATCCCAAAACTGCAATACCTTTTTTCGCTTTTTTTTATTTTTTCTCGTAAAAACACTTTTTTTGTCGCAAATATTGCGCTTTTTGGGACAATATGTGATATAATATAGTAGTTAGGAAGGAGGTGATAAAATGCTTTTCTCGAATGACGATATTGTGGATAGGATAGCAAGACAGATGGCTATCAAGAACCTTACCGTAAACGGCCTTGCTGAAGAAACTGGAATATCTTCCAGTTCACTTTCAAGATACCTTCTCAAGCGATACAAGTTCCCGTTAGAGCACATAACGCCAATGGCGAAAGCTTTAGGCGTGAGTGAAGAATACCTATTAGGGCTGACTAAAACATTAGCTCATGCAGATACCGTTAAGATTCCTGTAATAGGAAACATAGCTTGCGGAGTACCAATTTTGGCAGAAGAAAACGTATCAGAATATATTGCGGTGCCGAAAGACTGCATATCGAACGATCCGAACGAGTATTTCTTCTTGATTGCAGATGGTTTGAGCATGGCCCCAACCGTTCAGCCTGGTTCTAAGGTTCTTATTCATCAACAAGATATAGTTGATAAGAATGAGATAGCCGCTGTTCTGCTGCTAGATAGCAATGAAGCGACGCTGAAACGTGTCAGAAAAAGCGGAGACTCAGTGATTCTGATGCCAGACAATCTTGATTTTTCTCCGATTGTTGTTAGCCAAGATACTAGAATACGTATTCTCGGCAAAGCAGTTCAGGTTATTACTGAACTGTAAAAAAAATACCTGTCATGGCTAACAGACAGGAAAGAGCCATGACAGGTAAATAAGATATTGCTTGTACCGTCATTATAACACGGTGCAGGCAATTTTTACATATAAGACCAAAAGTGACGTCAATAAAAGCTGCGGATTTACCATATATAAAGGGGGACGTTTTATGTCAAAAATTACAGATGAAAACGGCAAAACATATGTTGAGAAGAAGCCGTTTTACAAAAAGGGTTGCTTCTGGATTGTTGCCGTTGTTGCGGTGGCCATCATTATCGGTGCAGTAGCAGGTGGCAGCGGTGGAGATAATGACAACGGCGGTACGAAAGTGGAAAAGACAACCGCCAAAGCCAAAAAATCAAGCGCGAAGACGCCTAAATTTTACAAGGTCGGTGATACGGTAAAAGTCGGAGATGTTGTATATACGCTTAAATCAGTCGAGAAGACAGACGAACGAAACGAGATGAACGATAAGCAGTTCAAAAACGTTTTGAAAGTCGTTTACCACGTCAAAAACGAAGGCTCGGACGAACTGCCAATCGGTGCTGATTTGGACGTGTATGGTCCTGATAATAACAAGTTGGATACGTACCCGATCAACGGTACTACGGTCAACTCGGTGGCTGCCGGTAAAGAAGCAGATGTAACCACCGGTTTCGGTGCGGATAAACTGGGCGATTTCGAGCTGCAATTCAAGCCGCTCGTTTCGGTCAACAAGGCTGCCAAATTTAAAGTCAACGTGCAGTAA